GAACTGTATCTATGATTGAAGAAACGAGAGAACCTATGCCATCTTTCAATATATCAAGAATAGAAAGTATAGCAGAAATAATTTGTCCTATAACCCCTGCACTTGAAAGTGTTTCTGATATTTTCCCAACGGCACTGCCAATCTTACCTCCGATATTCAATTTTGACAGCCCGTCAAGCATATTTTGAATCCCCTCAAAAGAACCTTTCAGAGTTCCGCTTGCAAAGCCGTGCAATCCGCTTGCCACTGCGTTCAATCCCTCGATGGTATCTTTTGAGGATTTCTTCACACCCTCACCAAGATTTTGCAATTCGTTTGTTGCATCTCTGTAATTTGAATCGGCGGCGGTCACTCCAGACTTGGCAATGTCAACAGCTAATTTTTTCTTCTGAATTTCAGCTTCATTACCATCTTTCACGGCCTTTTCATAATCTTCCTGCGCCTTTTTCAAGTTAGCGTATGCAAGATTTTGTTGCACTTCCGCATCCCTTACCTTTGTCACAGCATTACCGAGTTGAACCATCTGTTCTTGAAGCTGCTTGAAGTTAAGGGTACCATCTCCACCGGGGAGCATTCCTTCAATCATTTCAATGGCATCATAAACAGTCTTCTTGTCGGTTTCATCTGATTCCTTGAATTTGTCAGTCTTTACATATATTTTTAACTCACGTAGAAGATCTTTCATCTGTTCACCAAGCAATCCTGTCAAATCCCCGAAAGCAGCCCCCCAGTCAATTTTCTGCGACAAAGCACTCATATCAACTTGATGAACGGCAGAATCCTTCTGTCTTTCCAAAGACAGTCTTTCGCCTTCGCTCTGTGCATTGCGTATCTTTTCGGCGTATTCTTCGGCTATAGCAAGTTTCTGTTGTTGAAATGTACCATATTCTTTCAGATAGTCACGCATTGCCTCTGCTTCGGCACGGTACACCTCTTCTTCAGCTTTCTTGCGTGATTCAACATTCAGAGCATTTGCTTTATCAATCTCCGTCTGTTGCTCTGCGGTTAGACCATTGGAATTTATGCTCGTGTTTCCAGCTTCCTTATTTACTTTGGCAAGTTCTGCCATCTGCTTTTCAATGGCTTGCTTCTGCGCCTCATGGTCGGCTTTTATTTGTGCAAGCTTCTTTTCTGCTCCGTCCTCCATCAATGAAATTTCATCCTGCTGGTTCTTGCGCTGTATGGAAAGAAGTTCTTCATCCAACTTTTCCTGATTCTCCTTCTGCTTCTTCGCCAGATTTTCCTGTCTGGTCAATGAACTTCCGGTTACTCCTCCCAGCTCCTTGTATGCCTTTTCGGATGTTTCCATCTTATCTTTGGCTTCTTTCACCTGTTTCGATGTAGCCGTCTGATCTTTGATTAATGCTTCATACCCTTTTTTCGCTTTCTCCCATTCGACTTTAGCATTTGCCAAATCTTCTTGATATGTAGTTTCTTGTGTTTCCTGTCTGTTCTCAACTTCCAATTGGGTATTGATTTCTGACAAGACATCTTTTCTTGCGTTTGCCAATTCATTCTTCAGGTCTTCGATACGCTGTGCCTGAACCTTCATTTCGGAACGGTTGTTTTCCCTTTTAGCTAAATTATAAGCCCATTCCGCACTCTTTACCTGTTGTTCCAAAGATTCGACTATAGCCTGTTTTGACTGTGTTCTGGATTTTACGACCTCTTCATTATATGCTTTCCAAAAACCTGTCAAATCTTGTATATGACCTTTCTCATCAACATATTTCCTAAAGAGTGCCGGATATAGTTCCTCAATGTCTTTCAGGGCTTTGAGTTTAGTAGTATCGGCTTCCACCTCGCTATTAATGGTACTAACAAGATCCTCCAAAGTACGTTTCCTTTCTTCCTCGTCCGTGTTGAGTTTTTCTATTTTCTTGTTATATGAATCTAAAGCACGTTCTGCTGACGTTGTATTATCGGATAACGACCACATGGCCGCACCAAGCCCTACAACGGCAGTCGCCAGCAAAACATAAGGACTGGTAAGCATTGCCGCATTGAGAGCCATTTGTGCTTTCCGTGCCAGTACACGGGCATTGGTAAGGGCTATCTCGGCTATCGTGTGTTTGCTCGTTGCGATAGTAGTAAGCATTACAGCAGTACGATATGCGCCATAAGTAACTACTAATCCAGCAAGTATCTTGCCGACTGTTTCGTAGTTTTCAATCAAAGAAGCAGTCATCTGAATGCCGTCCATAATTACACCTTCCGATTTCTCACCTAACTCGTTGAGAACACTATCCATCGCATCCTGCATCATAGAAAGCTGACCGTTTATCTCTTTTGAAGCGTTTTCGGACATCTGATAGAATCGACCACCAGCGGAAGTAGCATCTATAAATGCCTGCTGAACCATTTCTGCGGAAATAGCCCCCTTAGACATCTCATCTTTGAGGGTAGCGATAGACTTACCGGTCTTTTCAGACATGATTTGCAGAGGATTAAATCCTGCATTAATCATCTGATTGAGGTCTTGACCCATAAGTTTACCGGCAGCGGACATCTGAGAGAATGCCAAAGTCATAGAATTAAACTTTTGTGTGTTCCCCATAGAAACATCGCCAATAGCTTGTAGATAACGGGGAACTTTCTCGGCTTCAATGTTGAAACCAAGCATCATCTGCGTGGCTGCTGTTACATCAGAAAATTCAAGCGGAGAAATTTTAGCGAACTCACGAACTTGTGACATGAGGGCATTGGCTTTCTCTTTGTTTCCCAATAAAGTTTCAATAGCAGTGTCAGCAGCCTGGAACTCGCCACGTACACGAATCATTTCAGCACCTAATGCTTTCAGTACTCCAGCACCACCAATAACCGCCAATGCTTTTTTCCAAGAAATAGTGATACCATTATTACTTTCTACGATTTCCTTAGCATTATCATTGTAAAGGGCGTATTCATCCCGGAGTTTCTTTACAGAAAGACGCGCTTCGGCTTGTTGTTGGGTAAGTCCAAATAAAGCCGCCTTTTCCTCATCAAGAGCTTTGCGGGCAGCATTATATTCTTCTAACTTGCTATTTGCTGATAACGGATTCCTTTTCAATGCTATATGATAAGCATCCCCAAGTCGTTTTACATCCGCTTCAATATCCTTAACTACCGCTTTTTGAGCAAGAATCTTCTCTGTGAATCCATTCACGGCCTGGGAAGCATCGAAGATTTTCCTTTTGAATCCCGTTTCCATCTCTGCTCCAGCTTTGGCTGCATTAGTCACCAACTCATCCAATCTTTGATTAGATGCAGCAAGTTGGGCATTCAAAGCCTTGAAAGCAGCAGGAGTCTGCGTGCCATCCATGCTCATTAACTCCTGCTTTAATTTTGCAATTTCATTACGAAGTCTTACAACTTCTTCCCAGTCACTACCTATCTTAAAATATAATTTTGACATATCTATTTCTTTTTCCTACGATTAGCCAATTCCTTACCACTGATTCTATTCACCTTCTGACCACCATATACTGCGCGTAATTTATCCCGTTGCATCATCAGCAGATTCCGATAAGGGATAATCTCAAACACTTCTGTATAACTCAGATGCAGCGTGTCAATCAAATGGGCTATCTGCCCGAAGAACGTTGTGTTTCCTACTGTTTCGGTCTTGCTGCCAGCATCGACACGTTCCTCATCGAGCTGACACACTGAAAAGCCGAAATATCCATCATAGAGAAACAGACTTCCAAGGCATCTTTGACTTCTTCAAAAGTGCCGTTCTCCAATTCTTTGACCAAACTATCATTCCCGCAGATGAAGCATGAAATACCTTTCAGCATATCTTCAGTAGCTTCAGGAAGCTCTTTAATAGCTTCCATGACATTATCTCCAGTCATGCCGATATTGGAAAAATGATGAATGGCACGACAGATAATTTTAATTGTAGGAGGTTTAATGGTATAAACCATCCCTCCTATCTCCACATTCATGAAATCCAGCCCTAACAAAGCATCAGAAACCGTTTTTGCTGCTTGATTCATATTCTTAAACTAAAAGGGGGAATGGTATATATCCATCCCCCGGTTATCACTCTTGTGCTTTTACCAATGTTATCTCTTTTTTAAGAGTGGTATCAACTTCAGAAGGAGTGGTTTTAATATCTCCTGACTGAGTGACGTACCCCACTTTCGACACTTCATAGTGAACGGTAGCCCCAGCATTCACCTGCTTTGACTTGACCGTTGCACCGTCCAGCTTTACGGTCGCATCGGAAGGAGTAGGTACAATGGTTACTGTAGTTCATGCCTGCAAAGCTTTAATCTGCCCTTCTTCATAGTTATACTCAGAAGAAACACCTTCGATTCCCGGTTCCTGCACCAAGCCTTTTACAGCGATTGCAATTGCCTTATCCGTATTGGCTTCACGGGAAACAATACGGCATTTTGGGAAGATGAACCAGACATCATCATCGGTCAGACAGAACAATGCTTTGTTGATAATAACTTTATCCAAAGCACGCTTCCAACCTACATCTTTAGATGTTGCCTGAATAACATCGCCACCCATGAACGCTTTCTTGGTCTTCCAGTCATATTGTCCGATAGAGAAAGCGGGCGATACTTCTCCCGGCACATCATCGTAACGGTAATTCTTTCCCGTTAATTGGTTCTTGTACCCAGTGACGGAGGCTTCCGTTTCCTCAATCTGCCACGTTTCCCCGTGTACATTCAAAACCTCATCTTTCGCTTTGATAGCGGCTTGAATCAAAGTCTTTGCGATTTCGGGGGTAATGTCTGCCGTTACCTTATCAATATCGGCAAACAAGATTCTTTTTATTCCTACTGCTGAAA